TCAGTCTAATGAAATCCGATCTGTAATTTGTGTTATTTCAGGATTGAAGAAATATATAGAAGAACTGATATCTTTTCCGCCAAGGCTATTATTTCCTCTATATTTGAATTTGGCTCTATATCCTATAAAATCTCCTTTATATTCTTTTTCTTTTGTGTCATACACGTTTTTTAAGCTATCTTCCATGTGTTCAATAATTGGAATACTATCTTTCATCACCTGGATTCTTTCTTTATATAATTCTGGATATCTTGAATTTACCTCATATTCAGCTTTTTTTGAAGACAGGGTAGATTGTAGTTCTCTTATAGCTTTGCCTTCTTGGCTATCCATAAATAAAGTGAATGCAGAATCTACTTTAGATATTTCTACAAATTCATAACTATTCCAATCTTTCATCGTTGTTTTTAATTCTGATTCGATAACCTCTCTTGCTTTGTCTTCATTTGATTTCCCACATGAACAAAGTGCAGTGATTGCACATACTAATAAAATGATCTTTTTCATAAGCTAGTTTTTAATTATCCGATTTTATTTGATTTTTCAAGATTACATTTTTGGCAAAGTAATTGTAAATTCTCAACGCTTGTATCCCCACCTTTAGAGAAAGGAATAATATGATCTAAGTGCAAATTTTCATTCGATCCACAATAAACGCATTTTCCTCTGTCTCTATTCCAAACAGCATCTACAACAGTTTTTGGTATTGGAGGACGTTTGTTTGCTTCTGGGAATATCTTACCTTCATCTATAAGCTCTTGAAGAGCTCTTTTCTCTAATTCTCTTCTTTCTTTTCTAGCTATAATAGATGCTTTTATTTCATTTAATTTTATTGCTTCTTCTATTTCTTTTTCCTTTCTGTAGTCTTCTCTCATTTTATCCTCTCCTCGTTTTATAGCTTCTGGACTGTAATCAATTTCTAAAATATCAGTGTTGTCTTGAATCTGTATTTTGGGTGCATATCTATCTGAGTGGGGAGCAATGATTTTAACTATACAAGGAGATTTGTATGGAATAACTAATTCACCAAGAGGTTTACTAATAATAGTTACTTTATTAGAAAATAGTCCATTATAATAAAATTCACTTTCTTTGCAATCCCAAATAACATATGGGGCATAGTTAATACCTCCTGATCTAAGTGATTTATACCTCAATATTTTTTTATATTGATTAATTTCTATCAAGTCGAACATTATTGGGATCAGATCTTTATTAGGTGTAATAGGTGATGATGTATGGCTAGTGGTTTCTACTTTATTAAGTTGCTTTGGAGGTATGTTAGATATACGTTTTAGCTTCTTATATCTATTATAGTTATAGAAACTTTGCCATATCGGAAAAACAAATAAAGCTAATATTATTAATAATGTTATCATTATCCTATCTTCTTCTAGGTCTTTGTAATTCTATAACGTTAAATATCTGCTTTACTTCTGCTAGATCAATCACTCGATCAGGATACATACTATTTAAAGAATGTATTGTGATTGTATGATTATCTATATTATGATCTATGATTCTCTTTACGAGTATTCCTTCTTCATGTACAATAACGAAATCCCATTTAGTATAATGTAGCTTTGATTCTATCCAGTATTGGGAATATATTTCTCTACATAATAATCTGTCACCTTCTAAGTAACTTTCTTCGGTTCCGTCATTCATACTATCTCCCCTTACTTCGAAAGCTACGTAGTTTCCTTTGGCTTCATGGTCTATAATGAATGGTATGGTTGGGAGAGTTTCCATGTATGCGGCATCTTGATATCCGCATAGGTATCCTGCTTGTGCGTATTGGCTCACTAATGGTACGTTTATAATATGGCTTTGGTTAAGTGGTATTGCTTCGCTTATGTTTGTTTTAGCAATATTATCGCTAGCTTCGTTGGATACAAAATACTCAGATACTTTTTCTATTCCGAAAACGTTTACAATGTTGTTGTAAAGTTCCTCTGTTAGAGGTTTTTTGCCGCTTTCTATTTCTGATAAATAGGCTTGCTTAATGCCTATTTTCTCTCCGAAATCTTTTTGTCTAAGTTTTAGTGACTTCCTTAAAGATGCGATATTGATTTTATTCATAATGTTAATTATTGTTATTATGGCGATAAAATCTTGCGATAAATAGCGATATATCGCAAGAAGATGATATCTTTGCAACATCAATCAATCAATCAACGCAAAGTAACGAAGATTGAACGAGAAAAGCAAATTTTTTACATAACTAAAAATAGGTAAGACGATGAACGCATTTACATTTTTAACAGAAAACGGAAGATTCAATAACAGTGAGATAATGAAACACGCTCATGTTTTGAAAGCGTATCGTCGTATCTCTTTGAGTGAAGCCTTGAAAAAGGCTTGGTTCTTGGCAAAGAGACAGCAGAGAGAATACAGAGAGATTGAAGAGGAAAAGAAATCTTTCAAGCCGGTATTCAATGCAAGCAAGGGAAATGTATTGAAAGCATTCTTTGCCGGAAATCATACAGATTATGTAAATCGTGATAGTTCTTGGAAATAAGGTATAAATCCGCTAAAAGGTAGAGGATAATCCGGCATAAACGACTCTATACAATCAGGCCTGTGAATGAGTCAACACCAGCCGGGCGGATTTGAAAAAGCCCGTATCAACGTAGAGAATATTTGCTACGGGCACAATGGTAAACCGATGACTCCTAATTCGGGATGGGAGGCTTAACCCTCAAAAATGAAGCCGTGTTCAGGGCACGTTAAAGTAGCCTGCGCTAATAAGCATTATAGCCGAGGCGGAGTATAGCGTAATAGCCAACCAGCGATGATATGAGCGGAAGGAAGCAACGTGAGTAAGTAGTATATCGAAAAAATCAGTCTGAAAAACATCGTCTTTATCAGTAAGAAAACGGGGTTGGGCGTCCGTACGCTGATTACAATATAGCCCTACTGACGGATTGAACGGCATCCGATAGCGAGAATCGGGTAGGGCACAACCACTTTAAATTTATAAAAATGAAAGAAATTATAGCCAAATTGGTAGAAACAACCAATTACCAAAGATTTTATGAGTTATCTGAACCAATTTATAAGGGTAGAAGATTCGGTAGTGATGTCGATATTATACGAGAACTTGAAGAATGCAAGGAAAGGATGGATCCAGAATACAAACGTATTATTCGTACAGATGGGTGCCATATTATTTGCGTTTCAGATGCATTCACTCATATTGAAAGGCTTGTATTTGTTGGCGAAAAGTTTACGTCAGGATATGGTAGCATTGGCATTCATATAGACGGTTCCCATACCATTAGGATACATGGCGGTGATGAAAGATATGTCTATCCAGATGAAGTGTATTTAAGGCATTTGGGGATAATCAATGGTGTAAAAATCAATATTGAAAAATAATTCCATAGACAAATTTTTGTTTTGTAATTTTTATTTTGTGTTTGTGTTGTATAGTGTACGGTCTGTGAAGATAGTGCACTTTTTTAATAAGGGTGGTTAGCTTATCGGTTAGAGCTTAGTGTTGCGCAACCAATTATCACGATTGAGAGAGGTTCGATTCCTCTACCATCCACAATAATAATCAAATAATTAATCTTATGACAAAAGGAATTAAAACAATAACAGGAGATTGGGTAAATTCTATCTCTAAATTGAAATTAGGAGAAGTAGTTAGAATACCTGATGAAAGCTATGATTGTGTTATGAGTTCGGCTCGTTATCGGTTAAAAAGAAAATATAAAGTACTGATAGAAAGAGAGGGTGAAAAGGAAGTCATTAAAGGATTTAAGTACTTTAAAATTAAAAGGACTGCATAATGGAACCTTTATCTCCATGTGAGTACCAAGTTGCTCATGAAGTAGCAAAAGGTCATACTCCTGATGAAATAGCCGATTTTCTTAAAAAGTCGGTTTGGACGATAAAAGCGCAAATACGGGACATTCATAAGAAACTAGGCATTAATAACAATGTCGAGCTTACTTTATATATGCTATGTGATAGGGCAAAAAGAAATTTCGATCTGAAAGAAATACGAAAGCATGGAATTGAATTTTTCTTCTCTGTATGGTTCTTCATTTTAGCTATAACTCCTAATTTCCAAATGGACATGAGAAGGTTAAGAATGCGTTCCAGTGCTCGAATATCGGCAAGGGCGATTAGACCTAAAAGAGACGGTGATTTGATGTTCGCTGCCTAATATTAACTATAAAAATATGTTCTATGAAAATAATTCATAAAATTCAGAATGTAATTGCGGTCATTGCTTTGGGGATGTCTATGCATTTAGCGACGCAATTGGAAATAACTACTAAAGAGACTATATCAGCCGTTATAATGGTAGTTCTCACTATAGTAATGTTATTAGAGAGAAGTTATAGAGAAGTTCAACAAAAGAATTAGGGGAATTATGGAAAATACTAAATGGCAAGATATTTCTACAATGGTTCCATTTGTTATTGAATATTTTGAAAAATGGAAAAACAAATTTCTGAATGATCCACGAATCTTGGTAAACCAAACGGAAGCTGAAGAATTAGCAGGCGGAAGGATGAATCTAAAATATCTAAAAGATAGAGACTTGATATTCCCGTATCAATTTGGCATTGAAACCGTAACAGACAGAGATGGAAATGTGATAACCGAACCAAAGGGAAGGATCTATTACAAACAACATGATATAATTAAGGCTATCGAAGATGGAAACATTCTGAAGTGCCTTCAAAAACGCAAATAACCATTCATTTATTAATTAACCCAATGCCGACACCCCAGGATGTCGTAGAGTGCAAGCCTCTGTATTTTATTTTAAATGTTCTATACTATCCCGGTGTCCGTTGGTTCGGTATCCGGGAACAACTTTTTTATTAACCACTTTAAATAATATAAGATATGCCAATTATTAAAAAAAATGACGTAACTCCTGAACGTCCAGTGATTATCGTGCTATATGGCACACCGGGAACAGGAAAAACTTCTGTTGCTACAACTGCATATAATCCTCTTTTAATAGATACAGATAGAGGATATGATAGAGCTGTACAACGATGTGATACCCTTATCGCCAACAAATGGGAAGACATAACGGCGGAATATGAAACAATGAAGTCTTATAGTACTATCATTTGCGATACTGCTAAAGCGTGCTTGGATGATTATCTGATGAATTTTGCTGTAAAAAACAACTACAAGTTAGCAACCAATACTTTAAAAAGATTTGGGCAAATAGCAGAAGACTTTAAGTCGTTTGTTAATCAACTTCGTTCTAATGGTTCTGACATTATTTTTATTTGCCATGATAAAGAGGTAGCGGAGGGTGACATTATAAAGCATTCACCGGATTGCACAGGACAGAGTAAAGATTTGCTTCTCCGAATTGCTGATCAGGTTGGATATATATCTAAAGTAAACGGTAAGCGCACTATTTCATTTGAGCCAACTGATACTTTTATTGGGAAAAATGTAGCACAATTAAAGATGATGGAAATACCTGAATCATCTAGTGCTGATTTTTCTACATTTATGGCAAATGTGATTTCTACAGTAAAGCAGGCAATACAAAATAAATCAGAGGAACAGAAAAAAGCAAATGAGATGCTTTCCTCTTTGAGAGAACAACTTGCAGCTGCTATGACAGATGAAGATATAGCTGCCCTTATCGAAGCAATGAAAGAATTACCACAAGTACTTCAGTATCCGTTTTTCTCTGAAATGAAGTCTAACCTTGCATCCAAGGGGTATAAGTACGAAAACAAGAAATTCGTAAAAGATGCAGCCGCTTAAGCCTCTTATAAGAGTTACACAACTCGAAGCATACAGAAAGTACATTGAACAGAGCGAATATGCCAATTATGAAATTACCGAGCAATCTGTAATAGAAAGCATAACAGGTGTATTTGCCGGAAATGAATACACTCGTATAGGCACCGCTTTCCACTCCATTGTGGAAACGGGGAAGCCCGTGTGTGATAAAGTTTCTGCCGGTGAACGTACCTTCCTTTACTACGGAAAAGAACAGAAAGAACCAGTCCCTTGTGGACGCAAATTCAATATTGATGGGTTCGATGTTATTTTGGATGTAAATCAGTGTAAGGTCGCAATGGATTACCGCAACGAACACCCCGACGCTTTTCATGAAATACGCATTTACAAAGATTTTGGAGATGCTGTCATAACCGGATGCGCTGATATGATAGACGGTATAGAGATACGGGATATAAAGACTAAGTATTCTTACCCGTCTGATACTGACTATATCAATTCTTGCCAATGGCGGCTTTATCTTGAGATTTTTAAAGCGGATATATTCCATTTCGACCTATTTGTGTTCGATGGCTATAAAATAGACAAGCATGGATATGATGTAAGA